TTTATTTCCTCATTAGTAAGAGTTCTATTCATGTCAGAACCAGAGCCTTTAGCTTTTTCAATAGATAAAATTGTTGATGGTAATTTAGATACTCCCTCTCCTAAAGCACTAAAAACTGGAGCAATCCCTGGACCTTTAGCTTGTAATAATGGAGCAGCTAATGTTGCAGCATAAATAGCTTTTTCTTTTGGAGTTAAAGAACTAATACCACCATTTTGAAAATGTTTAATAGTAGGTTTTAAATTTTTAAAATATCTATCTTTAAATAATTTTCTCGTTAATACTTTATCCATCACTACCTCGGTTGCATCAAGTTGTAAGCAGAGTATGCACCTAATCCTGCACCTAATGCTTGTCCAACTGGGTTAGCACCTGGAGCAGTAGTTGCCGTAAGTGTACTCTGTGTTGTTGGTAAATTTGTCATTATACCTTTTAAAAATTCTATTCTTTGATATGGTTCATATGCTCTTTGTAAAGCAGTTTGTCTTTGTGCTTCTAAGGCTGCTTGGCCTATTCCTCTTTGTACTCCACCTGCTTGTAATTGAGCTTGAATATCAGCTAAAGACATTGCTTGTTGTTGAGCACCTAATTGACCTAGGGTTGCACCTGCAGCTAATTGTTGTTGTCTTTGAGTTTGAGCAGCACCTAATGCAGTCTGAAAACCTTGAGCTTGTGCTTGACCAATATTAGCTAATCTAGCTCTTTCAATTTCTGCTTCTGCAATACCTTGTCTTGCTCCACCAAAAGCACCAGCTCCAACAGCTTGTGCACCTAATCTATTTGTAGCCATTTGTGCTTGTCTTGTTATTTCATCAGTTACATAAGATTGAAACGGATTTAAAAATTGAGAAATATTAGGAGCAGCTTGTGCACCTTGTAAAGCAGTTATACCAGCTCCTACCGTTCCAGCTCCTACACCAGTTTGACCTGCTTGTGTTATAGCAGCTTGTTCTATTGCAGAAATAGGTGCAACTTGTATTGCAGGTAAAGATACAGGACTCGATGCTAATTTAGCAGCTTGATCATAAAGTGATAATTTTCTAGCCTCTACTCCAGGTGCTTCTCTTTGTGTTACAACTGAAGTTCCAGATGTTGAAGCTGGAGCACTACTACCACCACCACCAAAAATAAAACTCATTATTTAATCTCCTTTGTATATAAATATCTTTTAACTCCCCAACCTTTTGTTTTTAAAAAAGGTTGCCAACCTGGTCTAGCATGAACAGCTATTCTTTTACAATTAGCTGTTTTAGCAAGGCTCTCTATTATATCAGCAAGTTCATCTTGCCACAATTCTCTCTTTTCTCCTTTTAACAATATTACTTCACATTGATTAAAATTAGGTAGGGCCGTGATACGTGTAACACAAACACCGAATACTTTATATTGCACACCATCATCAGAACCAAACATTACAAATAATTGCATCTGACCACTTTTAATTAATTTTTTTAAATCATTTATACTCATAGGGTCTCCATCATATTTGAGCCCTTCTCTCAACATGAAGTCAACCAAATTCCAATACTCATCAAGTAATCTTGGAAAAATTTCAAGTACCTCTACTTGTTTTTTTATTTTAGTTTGGTTTACTTGCATTGACTAAATCATAAATTCTTTTAAATTTTTTTTGTTGGTCATAAAAAAAATCTGCTCCTGCTTTTCTCATGCCCTTAAAACTTTTTGGATCTGCACCAGATAATATACCTGCACCTAATACTGCATCAGCTCTAGATACAAATTCTCCATCTGCTAATTGTGCTAACATAGTGTCTTCATCTTTATCTCCAACACCAGCTCCATCTTCAACATAGCCTTCTGCTCTTACATAATTATTTACATCATTTTCATCATGATCAACTTTAGAGGGTAGATAATTTATACCACCTTGATTATATTTTGGTATAGCTGTTGCTAATCCACCTTGGTTTGCATAAAACATATTAGAACCAAAAACTTCTGTTCTTGATGGTAAAGCAGAAGAGGCAACATTAAAACCACCTTCTAATTTTTCTGATTGTTCCTTATATGCTTTTTCATAATCTTCTTTTGTAAATGGTGGTTTAAATTCTTCTCCTTCACCTTCAAGTAAAGGTAAAGCTGTACTAGCTATTAATGCGGTTTCAAGTTTATTGTCTTTTGCTTTTTGTAATAAATTTTGAACAATACCTTTTTTAGCTTCCTTAGTTCCCTCTCCTACAACAACTTCTGATAATGGAGATGACTTAGCTATTTGTTCAACAACTTCTGGTTTCATAAATTGTTTACCAAAAGTAGCAGATGAAGGAATTGATTTTAAACCTTGAGTTGCTCCATAAGTTTGTGGAGAACCTAAAACACTTGAAAAAGCAGGTTGACCAAATGATGCTGGTCCCATACCTGCTGCACCTAATGCATAAGATCCACCACCAATAAGGGCAGCATCTCTTAATGCTCTTTTTGTAGATTTTCCTCTAAGTTTTTGTACGCCAAATGTGGCTAATGCTAATGTAAATGGATCCATATAATAATTTCCTAATTATAGGATACATTATACCTTTTTACTGTTTGGTTATCAACTCATCGACAAAACGTCCCTCATATGCATGTTCCCCAATATGCACTATACCTGCCTCTACATAAGCATAACATTTTCCACCTATATCTTTCCATAATTTACAAAAACTAAAATCCTCACCTAGATATGACTTAGTTTCAGGATCATGTAAACAATCAAAAAAATTCCACATATGTGGTCTATCCACATACTTACCATTTATAACTGTTTTTTGTACTATATCTTTATTAGGATAAGCTTTAATCATTTTTTCAAACACTGACCTTTTAATTAACATACATCCAGTGGGACTATGAGTGACTTCCATAACACCATTATCTACCATAATACTATTTGGGTTTTCTACTTTCATAGGATAAGTATTTAACCATTTCTTAATATCTTCTGGTTTTTTTACCAAACCTTTTTGCATTTTCATAAATAGTTTATCCCACATCATAGTTTTCAAAGGATAAGGTATAGATATTAATTCTTTATCTTTTTCTACCATTGTAAAAATAGCTTTTGAATTAAAATATATATCAGAATCTATAAATAGCATGTGAGTATGTTTTGTTTCCAAAAATGCAGATACACATAAATTTCTACCTTGAGTTATTAAGGATGATTTAAGTAAACAAAATTGTGTTTCTACTCCCTTATCAAGAGCTAGTTTTTGAAACTCTAAAAGAGCTTGTGTATAATGAATAGAACAATCACTATGCACTGGAGTAGCCACAAAAATAGAGTAAGGAGCTTTCTTTTTTTTAACTTCTTTTTTATCTTTCCATAAAGGTGTTATTGCTCTTTCGTGTGGTTGTGGTTCTGTTTTTAACTCAGTAAGAGTTTGATATGTATCTTCATTTACAAATTGTTCATTTTTTTTCATTTAAAGCACCTTTCAAAAAGGTAGTCCATTCATAACCCTTTTTTTTCCAATTATAAAATTTTTTAAAATATTGCTGTTGTTGTTCTAGATGTTCCTGAATAAAATCTTCATGTAAATAATTAGATGCAGTATGAATAGCAGACGCAGTATCCATGGCCATCTGTTCATAATTAGTAGAATAGTTTACATAGACTGGCCACTCTGCACAAGTTTCAAAAAGAGCACCAAAATTATTTGTGATGACATGAACACCAGAAGCTAATGCCTCTAATGCAGACACACAAGAAGTTTCTTCAAATATACATGGATAAACAAACATATCATAGTTTGGCATCATCTCTCTTATAAATTCATGTGGTTTATATCCAATGTAATTTACATTAGGTAATTCTTTTGCTTGTTCATATAATGGTATGTATTCTTCATCATGCACTTTTGCAAAATCACTTCCATAAACATAAGAAGATGAATACACATCTAAAGTAATTTTAGGATCTTTAATTTCTTGCATGGCTCTCAACATTACATTTAAACCTCTCCAAGGAGTGCAGTGGTGTATTAATTTAATTGGATCACCTTTTTTATAAATTTTTCTTATAGGAAATTCTTCAATACCATTTTTTATTACTACAGATCTTTCTGTAGGAATATTAAAAAAGTATCTAAACTTTTCATAGTTCCAGTGACTATTAAAAACATACCAATCATACTCTTTATGTCTACTTTGATCTCTAAAAAATTCTTGTAAGTTAGGTTGGTCCCAAGAATTTTTTTGCCAAAGAATATTTAGCTTGTTTTTATCTATTGGAACTTTGCCTGGTATTGATGTACAAATTTGAACTTGATCTAAAATATCTTTAGGAACATGTCTCTCTAACATTTCATGTTGTAGTTCAGTGGCTCCTCGAGGTTTCATTATTTTATTTCACCGTGCTCGTGGCCATCCCCATATTTTTTTATAGTTTCTGTAATTAATTTTAGTAATGCAGTAGAATGTAAATATGCACTTTTTCTATCAAATAAAATTTTACCAGTAATAAAATATCTTAATCTTTCTCTCCAAGATAATTTTATTTCTAATTTTTCTTTATGAAAGATATATTGCATTTATTTTTTTGTTTTAGCTCCTATACTTCCTGCTCTAGTTACTGTTATTTCTAGATCTTGTCTAAAGTCTTCATTAGTTGTATCTGTATTAGGATCAGCCACGTCTGCATCAAACTCTGCTTTATCAGCATAAATTTTTCCTGTTCTTTTATGTTTAATTATTTCTTTAGCTTCAGCTGGTATTTTTGGTAAATCATTTGTCATTGTATATTTATTGTTAAAGATAGTTTTTTATTATTTTTAGTTAATACTTGATGTAATACATTTTTTGGAATTATGCAAGTATCATTAGGTTTCAAAGTAAAATACTTATCATCTACTTTCCATTCTGCAGTGCCATAAATTTGTTTTACTATTACATCATAAGAGTGTTTATGGTAAGGAAAACTTGGTGTTTGACCTACATCTGAAAAATACATATTACACCACATTCTTAAACCAGTGTTAGCTGTAAGTTTTTTGTTAAGATTTCTAAGCTCTTCAGTAAGGTCTAAGGTATTAGATATTATTGTTGTAAAACCTAAATCATAATAATATTTCCACTTTTCATAATTTAAATAATTATCAATATCAAAAAAACTTCTAGATTCTAAATATGCGTTATTACATAATATTTCAACAGAGGGTATACCTTGTGAATATCTAAATGGCCACCTATGTCTTATTTTTAAAAAATTTAAAATATCTTCTTCACATAAATTTATTTTAGATTCTTTAACTATTGCTTCTAATTTATTTAAATCAATCATCTCCCTTGTCGATTATATTTTTTATTGTGTCCTCTTTTTTTTGATTTATTAGGTTTCTTACAATGTCGCCTAGGTCTTTTAGGAGGTTTATCTCTAGGTACGTAATGTACGAATTTTTGTCTAGCCATTTTCTTGAGATCTATCTATTTGTGCATAACTAATTATACCTTGTATCTCATTAGCTGTTCCTGCTGTCATTTTTAAAGCATCACTTTCTTCTAATACTAAAGTTTCTGTAATTATGCTTTGTGTTGTATTAGCAGCTATAGGATTACCACTTATTCTAAAGGTAGCTCCTGCAGAAGAATCAGTAACTTGTACAGATAAGTTTACTGGGCTACCAGAAGTATTATCAACTTGTATTTGTTTAACTAAACATCTAGCTCCAGCTGGTGAAGTTAAAATTGTAGTTGTATCAGTTGTTGATAAATTTATACCGTTATTTTTATATTGTATGGTCATGATAAAAAGTAATTAAATGCGTCTTGTTCATTTTTTAATTCTTGTTGATAAGAAGTGTTTAACTTATCTTGCATGGTTCGTAAAGACTGATTTATTTGTCTTTGGTTTTCTTCTGTATAAATAGCTGATGGCTCAGGTATTACAATATCAACTCTAGCCATTATCTCATACCATCTGGTTGCACATCTGCTCTAAAAGTTCCGTATCTCCAACTTTGATCTGTAGAAGTATTTGCTACCTTTAAACTTGCAAATCTTGATCTTGCTCTTGTGTCTACTTTTTCTGTTGAACTATTAATAGTGAAAGGTCCGAGAGGCGAGGACGATGCAGTGTCTGCAGGGAATCTTCTTAAATTTATAGTTACCTGTGCATCACCTGTTATTAATTTAAAATCAGGAATAAATCTTCTCATACTCATAAAAAACTGACCATCACCACCCTGTGCTAAATCAAAGTCTCCAGATTGTATAAATGCAGGTATCGCAGTTTTATTACCAAGTGCATCAACATCATTAACACCCACTTCATGAGCATAATAAATAGTAGCACCATTTATATTAGTAACTCCTTGCACAGTAGGAAAAGTTGGTACAGCTGTAGATTCAAATTCAGTTGCATAAGGCACATCATATAATCCAGCATCTGCCCAAGTAGTTCTAGCTAAAGATCCAGTTGTCCAAGTTCCATTTTGATAGTTATAAGTAACACATCTATCAACGACCTCACTACCACTTTTTGGATAGAACCAAGTTATCTCTTCATACAAATGATTTAATCCTGCATAAACAGATTCTCCTCCTTGATAATTTATTCCTAGGTTATCTCCTTTTGTAGTAAAAACAAAATCTTCTACTAAACATGGAAGAGCTTTGACTGTTCCATCATAAACAAAAAATCCACCAGATTCACCTATCCAATATACAGCTCCATTAACATATTTTATTGAGTGTTGACCTATAGCTCCACAATTAGATCCTACTTGCCTTACAGAAAAAGTAAATGGAGGACCAACAAACTGAATTACATACGCAGAAGTATCTGTTAAAACAAAAGTATAATCTTTACCTTTTATTGCTCCTACAATTTTTGTTCCTGAATCTAATCTAAAAAATCCTGCAGTATTTACAGAAGTAGGGGTATAGTCAGTTATATCCTCTTGATCAGAAAATCTAATAAACATTTTATCTTGAGAAGATCCTGTGCCAATAGTAGTTTCGGTTCCAAGTAAAAATAAATGTCTATCTCTATCTGAAACTAAAGACATTACAGATTGTGTTGGTGCATTAGATACAACAACTGCTCTTGTTGTTAAAGCACTAGGATTAGAATTGATTGGATTCCATTCAAATGTTTTTCCATTTTTAATAGTAGCTATAAGCTTTTCTCCAAAATTATCTAAAGACCAAGATGCGGGATCTATAGATAAAGTTTGAGATAATGAAGCCTCACCCCATCCTGTATAATATTCTACTCCAGCACCACTTGAGTGTGCTGACCTTGTTCCAGCTACACCTCTAGTAATTCCTGTAAGTTGAGTTGTAGTTGTGCCTGTATAAGAAATAAATTCTGCTCCAACTTTAATTGTTCCCGTTGTAGGAAATCCCGTAGTCGTTGCGAGTGTGATGGCTGTTCCTGCTCCTCCTGTACCTGCAGTGTCATCTAATAAAGCTCCATTTAAAGTTCCGAATAATTGTTGGCCACCTCCCCATAATCCTGTACCCCAACCAAAACCATATGTGAATCCTAAATTACCAGGTTTGATATATGGGTTAACTGTAGCTGAACCACTTCCGTTGACCGTGGTCCCTGCTGCACTTGCCATTGTAATTGTAAACGTATCACTGTCTGGAACAGTAACTACTTGAAAAGTATTAGTTGTAAAATCTGCAGCAGTATAACCAGCTCCACTAGGAGGAGTTACAGATGTAAATGTGAATAGATCTCCAGGTTCTAATGTGTGTGCTGCTTTATTTACAGTCACCGTTGCAGATGTATTCACAGTGCTAAATGTGCATCCTGTCAAAGCTGTATCTAAAGGTGTTATATCGTAAAAAGCTTCTTCGTAGTAAACCACTAATAATTTATTTGTACCAATGGCTGCATATCTTCTTCCATCTAAGTCTGCCCAAATAAATTGTTCTCTAGCTGCTCCCACTAAAGTACCACTAACTAGTTGCTCCCAACCTCCAATTTTTTCTGGTAGACCATATCTAAATCTTACAAAATCACCGTCTATCCACTGACCTTCTGCTCCAGTAGCCGTGACTTGTTTATTAAATCCAGGTGCTATTTGTACGTTTGTTAATGGCATACAGAATTATACCATTTTTTAATCACATGATAAACCATAATGAACCCTTTTATCTTTATACCAATCTTTGTGGGGGCCATTTTTATCAACGTAATGCATGAAAACTTGAGAACACCAATCACCTTTAAATTCTTCTCTCCAATGTGCAACTTCACAACCTAAATATACAGCTGCATCACCTGGTTCTAAATTTATAGGAGTGCCATCCATGTATATTGGCCAAGGAGTACCATCAGAACTTATATTTACTGTAGTGCTTATTTCACAAGATGGTCTGTCTTTATGTTTAGGTAAATCAGATAACAAGGTATAAAATCTCCAAAATGTATAAGTAGGTAATAATTCTAATCCAGTTTCTTTTTCCATAATAAATCTTTTTTGTAACATTAAAGATTCCATTATAGGATCTCCATAAAAAGATATATCAATTACACCAGGTCTATCTGTACGAGGTTTAGGCTCTTCATAATGTCTTGTTTTTAATATTGTATAATCTTTTAATAGATTTGATTCTTCTCTTGTGAGAAAATTTTTAATTATTTTATATTTAAAATCTTTTCTTATTTGCATATTATAAATACCATAGTACCACAGCATATCTTGTGCCCTTAGTCACTTCGTTTGCTTTATGTGGATATAAAAAATTAGATGGAAATATTACTGTTCTACCTGGTTCAGGTTTAATCTTTTGAGATTCTTTTTTATCTGGAGAAAATATTTCAAAATACCCTCCCTCAAAATCATTGTTTATAAATGTTATAACACTTATAGTTCTAGGTATTCTGTCAAAATGATCTACATGTGGTCTGTAAAAACCACCCTCTTCATATTTAAGAACATTTATATTATTTGTTTTTTTTACAATAGCTTCTGGTGCATCAAGTTTATAAAATTTTTGAATAGCATCATGAGTAACATTAATAAAATAATTACACCAATGTACGTGAGTTAATTTCTTACCATATCTATGCCAACATAAAGTTTTTGTATTTCTTATATTTTTATTAACTTGCGTCTCATCTCCACCACCAACTTTTGCATCTTCAAAATCTAGTTCTTTACAAATTCTATGAAATTTTTCCATAGTCTTTTTATGAAAAAGACCATCAATAACTTTTACGTATTGTCCTACACCATAAGGGCTTACTTGTACTGTTTCTTTTTCCATATATCCTTTTTATAATTATGTAAAAATCTAAATGGGTATAATAAATTATTTAATGCGTTTTTACCTGCTTTAGATTTAGTTATTTTCATTTTCCAACTTTCTCTCTTAAAAGGTATTATTTGCACATAAGGTGTACCTTTTGCAATAGTAGTGTTTAACACAGGGTATTTATCACCATTTAAAACAATAGGAAAGTTAATTTCTTTATGAAAAGTATCAGTATCTACAATTCCTGGAATAATACTAAATCTATCATCTGCATTATTCATAGGAGGTAGAAACAAACAAGAATATCCAGGCGGTGTTTTTATATGCCAAGGATTTAATATTTTATAAAATGGCAAATCTTTATTTTTGTTAACCAACGGAGATCCTGCTAGTTGTTCAATATTATGAATTTGTGGGTGTCCTTCATGATTAAGATTTATCCCATGATCATGAGCTCCTCTTCCTAAAGGACAGGCAGCAAAGCTATCTTTAATTGGTTTACCTTCTTTATCTACACTATCAACATTGTGTTTTATTTCCAAATCTACTGGCACATATAAACAATATCCAGACATAAGGGTATCTAAAAAAGGCATACATCCTTTTACAGTTCTAGCATGTGATTTGTGTTCTAACTTTTTAAACCAATCTGGTATATTTATTTTTATTGGTGTTGGATAATCTTGTTTTAAGTCTACATAAATATCAGCAGCTTTAAATTCAATGATATTGTTAAACATAAAAATGTTTTACATTTTTATTATTTATTTACAAGAAAATTAACCTATTTGATTTACGTGCAAAAATGTTATTGAATTATCTGAACAATGTTTTTCCCAATTTATTGGATAAGATAATGAAGAAGTATCTACTTGTCCAAGCACTCCAATATAAGTTTGTAATTGAGTAGTTAACTGCTTTCCTTGATTTTTTTCGATATATTTTTTTGCTAGTTCAATAAATTTTTTAAATTTATTTTTTAAATCATCTTCAGTTGCTGAAACTGATTCTACACCTTCAAAAAAAGTTACATTCCCATCTGTAACTATTATTTCTTTTACACCAGTTACATATGCATTAAAGTCATCATCTGAAATATTAACTTCTGAACCAGTTCTAGGATTGATATTCATATCATTTTTGTCAGTTTCATTTCTAGCTACTTTACAAAATTTGTTGTTATCTAAAATTACAAATGCCATTATTATGCTCCTATATCTTCAAAAATAAACATACCACCTGGATTACCTGGATTACCTGGTCTTGCAGGAGGGCCACCGCCTTCTCCACCAACTCCAATATCTGGTGCCATAAATATTTTCATATCACTATTATTACCTGTAAAATCTTTAGTAGCACCTGGTGCTTGTCCTGGATCTCCATCTGATGCTTGATAAGCTGGGGATGGTCCTGATCCAGTTAAATTTTCTCCACCATTAGCTGTAACGTTATTTCCTAAAGTCGTTGCACCAGCTGTGCCTCCAACTGAAAAAGGTTGTGTATGTGGTGCTGTAACTGGAAAAAAGAATGCTCCCATTCCACCAACTCCACCGTCCCCGCCTGGTTGGCCTGGTCCGCCCTGCGGCCCTGTAAAAGCTCCCCCGCCTCCTTGGCCTCCTCCCCCTGCAACGTAAGCTATAACTTTAGTTGCATTAGGATTAGCAGTGTATGTTCCACTAGCAGGTCCACCTTCATATTTAACTGCAACCATATTTCCGCCTCCAGCAGTTCCTGAAGAAGCAGCAGTTAATCTTCCTTGAGCATCAACTGTAATTGATGCAAGTGTATATGAACCAGCAGTTACTGCAGTATTAATAAGTTGATCAGCACCTACTGCATCATCTGCCATTTTATCTACTGTAACAGCATCATCGTTAATTGCAGCGGTTACAACAGCATTGTTTGAAAGTTGTGCAGCTCTAATTGCATCATCAGCAATTTTAGCGTTTGTTACAGCATCATCTGCTATCTGTGCAGTTCCAATAGAACCACCTAAAGTATCTAAAGAAACTTCATTTAAATTTGTTCCATCAGAATATGCTGCGTAAATTTTTTGTGCGTCAGGAGTAAACCCAGTTCCTGATGCTGTTTTGATTGTAAGATTAGTTGGGTTTGTTACTCCAGTTACATCAAAAATATAAAATTTTTCTATTGAATCTGGAATTGTACAAACAGTTGATGAACCTGCTGTAATCGTAGCAAATTTAATTACTAAATTTCTTGCATTTGATAATGCACCATCGGACATAACTAAAGCAGTTGTGCCTCCAGATGAAAGTGTGACTTGTTCAAAACCAGCGATTGCTTGTTGTACTAAATTTAAATTTGTATTTGTTTTATCTCCCCAAGTCCCAGCGTTTTCACCAGTGACCATTAGTTCGAGTTTTAAATCTGTTGAATAACTAGATGCCATAAATTAATCTCCTAAATAATTTTAATTATACCTTTATCAAGCTGCCAAATCAACCTCAGTCCAAGTATTAGTTACACCAGGATCTATTTCTTGCCAAGCAGTAATAATAGGGTTTCCTATAGATGCACTCATTTGTATTCCAGTAACAGGAATATTTGCTACACCCGTCACAGTTACTGAGCCCATACTGCTTGATAATTGAAGACCTCCAACACCTATAATTTGACCTGGTATTTCTGCATGTTGACCAAGAGACATAGCAATACTTTGACCAGTAACAGACTCTGTAGTTCCTTGTACGAGACTTATTGTGCCAATACTTGAAGTCATTTGTATTCCAGAAACATCTACTGGTGTTTTTAATCCAGCTACTGTGCTTCCTACAGAACCAGTTAATGAACCAGCTGAAGTAACAGATACATCAGCATTCGCATCAAACGTGAGTGTTCCTATTGTAAAATCTAATTGATCTTCAGCTGCAAAAACAACTATTCCAAAATCTCCAACTAAAGAAATTAAGCCTTGAGTAAGTCCTAATTGTTGTCCAGTGACACTTACTGTTACATCGGTAGTTGCAGTTTCGTTTCCAATACTTGAAGTTAAAATTTGTCCAGTAGGGGCTACAGAATAATTAACACCCCATGCAAATTCTCCCCATGAACCTCTTCCCCAACCTTCTCCTGTTAAAATACTTTCATCAACAGTAGCTGCACCAATACTTGAAGTCATTTGTAATCCAGAAGCACCTGCACCAATACCTATAACAACTTGGCCAACTCCCATGGATTCTAAACTTCCAGTAACTGATACTGCAGCAGATGTTCCACCTACAGTCGTACCTTGAGAAGATGTAATTTGTGATCCAGTTGGACTAATATCTGCATTACCTGTTACTGATTGTAAAGAGCCAATACTTGAAGTTAATGATATTCCTGTAACGGAAACATCAATATGACCTTGGTCACCCCAAACTCCAGAACCCCAAGATAAACCACCCCAAACATTTGATTCAATATCAAATATTCCTCCCATACCAATACCGTGTATATAACAGAGATAATAAAAATCAGTTGATGATGAAGGTGTTACTTCAACATAACGTGTAGTTGCAGCATTGAAAGTAGTTGTGTTTGTATAGTTGGCTTGATTACTTGAGCCATCAAGATAATAAGTTACTCCAGAAGAAATTATTCCAGAGGTACTAGTGTTTGTAGAAAAAATTAATGGGTGGCCATCATTAGATGAAGCACTTTGATCAAATCGAAGGGTTCCCCCCTCAACCCAATTTACTGTACCTGGTCCTGTAGAATTTCTTGCCCCGTTTAAATAAAAAACGTTTCCTGTTCCACCGCCATATAGGTTTCCTGAAGCTACGGTAACTGTATAAGTATACTCTGCCATAGCTTCAGAACCTTAAATTAAGCTAATCTTAAGATCGCAGCAGATGTTGTAAACGCAGGGAACTGAATTGTAAATGTTCCTGAAGTTGCAGTTTTATCTCCACCAAAATCCAATACAGCAACAGCATCAGTAGTGTTTGAACCACCGTCAGTTGTTGTGTTGTAAATTAATGCACCTCTTGCAGTAAGAGTTACACCTACAAACGATAGGTCAGCAAAATCAGTAATAGCCACTGAAGATGAAACTTTTACACCTTGGTTAACAAGAGCTTTTCCTCCAGCAGTGTATCCTGATGGTGAAGTAACTTCATTACCTGTAGTGTAGTTTGTAGTAGATTTTCCTAAACTTGCAGAATTTGTAAACATCGCTAATTTATATGTATCAGATGATGTATCAAAATCATGTTTTGCTTGTAATAATTCTTTTTTAAAAGAATCACATATTGCGTTAGTTGTTATTGCCATAATTATTCTCCTTTAAATTTATGGACTTGGAGAATCAACTTGAATTCTTGGAACTCCGTCTTGATACTCTCCTCGTCTTCTTCTACCCATTTGTTGTAGGGCAAAATTTTGTGTCTCTTCATTATACTTTGAATTATATAGATTGTATAGGTTGTCTGGACCTTTTAAAAATCTAAAAGCTTCAGCTAATACACCATGTAATAATAAAGATTCTTGATTTGTAGATAAATAAGTATTTGTTGTACTAGTGAATTCAGGTGGGCTTTTAATATAATTAACTTGAACTGTATCTGCTGATGCAGGAGTTGGAGCAACTAAAATAACAGGACCTTGTTGCACATTGTCCTCCCAATTAGCAAAATATTTAGGAGTGCCTGTTGTGTTATCATTTGGTGCAAATTCAGAAATAAAACTTGTATCTCTTTTTTCTAAAAAAGTTCTATTATTACTACTATCAATGACTTGTACAGATCTAACTATTATCGCATCCCCTGGTAAAATTACATATCTATTTCCTGCAGTAAAATTAGATGTAACGTATTTTCTTAAATCGTCATAATCTACTTTACCTGCAATATCTAATTCAACACTTTTAATAAAATCTTGAATTATTGCATCTGTTAATACGGTGCTACCTACTTCAGTATAATTACGAACTTGTGTTAAAAAATTTGCGTGTGTGATAGCCATTATGTTATACTTACCTCCACATTACCTAATGTTGAAATTAGTTCTCTTCTTCTATTTTGTAAAGAAGGATCTGCAGGTTTCATAGCTGAAGTACCTTGTGTTATAAAAGCAAAGTCTCCAGGTAAAGATAAATTTGCTACACCTACAAAAATTCCTCCAGAATCTGCAATTGTATCATCGTTTGCAGCCAGTGGGTTTATAGTTGATATATCAGTAGGTTGTTGAAACTTCATTACTCTTGGATTTTTTAAAGCAATGGCATCTGCCTTATGATAGGGTGGATCAAGTTGAGGATGTTTAGGTTCAAACTCAGATATGTGAACTAAAGAACCATTCCATTCTTTTACCATTTCTCTATATGGATATTCCATTCCTGATCTATCTGATATTGCTTTTGATCTTTTTCCAGTTGCAAAACTCATTATACTCCATCTCCAAAATATGTTTGAGGAGAAATATAAACTGAAGTTCTAGAGCCATCTTCATTTAATGCTCTAAGTAATTCATCCTCATAAAGTTGTTTTAATAATTGTATTCTATCTGGTGCTTTTTTTTGAGATAAATAATATGCAAGGCCAGAACACATGCATGGTAAAAATCTAAAAGGCACATCTGGATTATTTGTATAAACACCAGCATCTTCTATTCTATCAATAGAATAATATTTTAATGTAGTAAATGTAGTTGCATTTGGTGCAAGATAAACACTTATTGTTGGTTGTGTTTGTCTATCAACAAAATATTGAGAGGGTTGTCCAGTCTCTAATTTATTTGGTAAAGCTGAGTAAGCAGATCTATCAATTTTTGTTAAAGCTATATCTTGAGTGCTTGATGTCCCTTGTCCAGTTATATTTTGAACTGGAACACCAGCTGAATGGGCTACTGCTAATGAACCTAATGCTCCTCTAGTTGCTCCTGTAAGATTAGTTGAAGTTTTACCAGTATAAGTAATAAATTCTAATCCAATTTTTACTGTTCCACTAGAAGCAAAAGTCGATGCATCATTTAAAATTACAGTAGTAGCAGAATCTGTAAGAGCAGTATTTAGTGTTCCATTAATTGCACCACTTGATGAGATATATGCTTCAAGAACATCATTAACTTGTGTTGGAACTGAATAAGTAGCTACTCCTGCTGTAAATATAATTTGATTTAATTTTACTTTCCAAAGATGAACACCTCTATTTCCCCATTCTGAAAATAAAAGATTTAAACTTCTTCTTGCACTTTTTAAATCATAACCACTATTAGTTCGAATACCGCATCTCTCGTATGCTTCTTCAATAATATCATCGATCTGAAGATCGAATGTAGTAG